AGAAGAGTTGGTTGGACTTGACACTACTATTGATTGGAAAAATACTGGTGACAATAGTTATGATGGAGAAAAACTTAACCTGCTAGTTCACGATGAGAGCGGTAAGTGGGAAAGACCTGACAATATTCTAAACAACTGGAGAGTTACAAAAACTTGTTTAAGATTAGGTAGTAGAATTATAGGTAAGTGTATGATGGGTTCAACGAGTAACGCTTTAGATAAAGGTGGTGATAACTTTAAAAAGTTATATAACGACAGTGATGTCACAAAAAGAAATAGAAATGGTCAAACACGTTCTGGTTTATATTCTCTGTTTATCCCAATGGAATGGAACTATGAAGGATTTATTGATGAGTTTGGACGACCCGTATTTAGTACCCCAGGACGAGAGTGTTTTGGACCTGACGGAGAATTAATAGACGTAGGTGTAATAGATCATTGGAATAACGAAGCTGATGGATTACGTGATGACCAAGATGCTTTAAACGAGTTTTACAGACAGTTTCCACGAACTGAAGAACACGCGTTTAGAGATGAAACAAAAAATAGTATATTTAACCTTGTTAAAATATACGAGCAGATAGATTACAACGAAGAAGCTACAAGCTCTGCAGCTGTAAACGTTGGAAACTTTCAGTGGGCTAACGGTGTTAAAGATACTACAGTAAGCTTTTATCCAGATCCTAATGGTAGGTTTAAAGTAAGCTGGGTACCAACAATGAATATGCAGAATAGAGTAGTTATTAAAAATGGAATAAAATATCCAGGTAATGAACACATTGGTGCTTTTGGCTGCGACAGCTATGATATTAGTGGTACTGTAGATGGTAGAGGATCTAAAGGAGCTTTACATGGACTAACAAAGTTTTCAATGGAAGATGCTCCACCAAACCACTTTTTTTTAGAATATATAGCTAGACCACAGACCGCTGAGATATTTTTTGAAGATGTATTAATGGCGCTAGTATTTTATGGCATGCCACTACTTGCAGAGAACAATAAACCAAGATTACTTTACTATTTAAAACGTAGAGGTTATAGAGGCTTTAGTATGAACAGACCTGATAAAGTTTGGAACAAATTATCGGTAGCAGAGCGCGAAGTGGGAGGTATCCCTAACTCGAGTGAGGATATAAAACAAGCCCACGCTGCTGCTATTGAAATGTATATAAATGATCACGTTGGTCATAAAGGTAATGGTAATTATGGTAATATATACTTTAACGAAACATTATTAGACTGGGCTAAGTTTGATATAAATAAACGTACAAAGTTTGATGCGGCTATTAGTTCTGGTTTAGCAGTTATGGCTTGCAATAAAAACTTATATAGACCACACGCAGAAAAAGTAAAAAAAGCATTAAACATAAACGTTGCTAGATATAGCAATAACGGCAATAATTCAAAATTAATTAAACAATGAATACAGCAGGAATAATTAGTAATTATTTTCCAAGTCAAGCTGTTAGTGATCTTGAAAAGATAAGCTATGACTACGGTTTAAAAATAGCAAAAGCTATTCAACAAGAATGGTTCCATGGTGGTACTAATTCAGGAACAAACTATAGCACTGGCTCTAGATATGCTGGAAATCAAGCAGATTTTCACAGATTAAGATTATATGCTAGAGGAGAGCAAGGTATACAAAAATACAAAGATGAGCTTTCAATTAATGGTGATTTAAGTTATTTAAACTTAGACTGGAAGCCTGTACCTATTATACCTAAGTTTGTAGACATCGTTGTTAATGGTATTGCAGAAAGAACTTACGATATATCTGTTACAGCGCAAGATCCATTTGGAGTTGAGAAAAGAACTCAATACTTAGAGGATTTAATTATGGATATGGAGCAGAAAGATATTAATGAGTTTGTTCAAGATAACTTTGGAATAAACGTATTTAATACTAATCCTGATACACTTCCACAAAACTCAGAAGAATTAGATCTTCACATGAAGTTAAGCTTTAAGCAGTCTGTTGAGATTGCTGAAGAGCAGGCTATAAATGTTTTAATGGAAGGTAACAGATATGAGCTTATAAAGAAAAGATTTTTTTATGACTTAACTGTTTTAGGTATTGGTGCTGTTAAAACAGGATACAATACTTCTGAAGGTGTAACAGTAGATTACGTAGATCCAGCTAACTTAGTTTATTCTTATAGTGAGTCACCTTATTTTGAAGACGTTTATTATGTTGGTGAAGTCAAACACGTTCCTTTAAACGAATTAGCAAAAGAGTTTCCTCACTTAGGACAAACTGACTTAGAAGAAATATCTAAATCTTCAAATAGCTACTATAAATCATACAACAGACAAGACGATAAAGATAATAATATTGTTCAGGTTTTATATTTTAATTATAAAACATATATGAATGATGTTTACAAAATTAAACAAACTGCATCAGGTGCTGATAGAGTTATACAAAAAGATGATACTTTTAATCCTCCACAAGGTATGGAAGGAGAATTTGGTAGATTAGAAAGAGCTATAGAAGTCTTATATGATGGAGCTTTTATCATAGGTTCTGATAGATTGCTCAAGTGGGAAATGTGTAAAAACATGTTACGACCAAAAAGTGATTATACTAAAGTTAAAATGAATTACTCTATTGTAGCTCCAAGAGTTTACAATGGTAAAGTAGAAAGTCTTGTTAGTAGGGTTACTGGTTTTGCTGATATGATACAGCTTACGCACTTAAAGCTACAGCAGGTTATGTCTAAGATGGTTCCAGATGGAGTTTATTTAGACGCTGATGGTTTAGCTGAAATAGATCTTGGTAATGGAACTAACTATAATCCACAAGAAGCATTAAACATGTACTTTCAAACTGGTAGTGTTATCGGTAGATCATTTACGCAAGATGGAGATATGAATCCAGGTAAAGTACCTATTCAACCAATAGTAGGTACAGCTAATGGAAATAAAATTCAAGCTCTTATAGCAAACTATAATTACTACTTACAGATGATACGTGACGTCACTGGACTTAACGAGGCTCGTGATGGTAGTATGCCTGATAAAAATGCTTTAGTTGGAGTACAAAAGCTAGCTGCTGCCAATAGTAATACAGCAACTAGACATATATTACAAGCTGGTTTATTTTTAACTACAGAGGTTGCTGAGTCATTATCGCTTAGAATATCTGATATATTAGAGTATTCTTCTACAGCAGATGCTTTTATACACGCTATTGGTTCTCATAATGTAGCTGTACTTGATGAAATGTCAGAGCTACATTTATATGATTTTGGTATATTTATTGACTTATCTCCAGATGAAGAAGAAAAGATGAAGCTTGAAAATAATATACAGCAATCGCTGCAGGCTGGTAATATAGACTTAGAAGACGCTATAGATATTAGAGATATTAAGAACATGAAGCTTGCTAACAAAATGCTTAAGGTTCGTAGAGAACAGAAGATAAAAAGAGATCAAGCTATTCAACAGCAGAATATTGCTGCTCAAGCTAACGCTAACGCACAAGCTCAACAAGTTGCTGCTCAAGCTGAAGTTCAAAAACAACAAGCTTTAGTTAACATAAATTCTCAACTAGAAATGGTTAAGTTTCAAAATGAGATGCAAAAACAAAGCGAAGAAGTTAGAGCTAAAATGATGTTAATGGAAAAAGAGTTCCAATACAACATGATGCTTAGGAAAGCTGAAACTGACAACGTAAAAAACAAAGAAAACCAAAAAGAAGATCGTAAAGACGAAAGAACAAGAATACAAGCTTCACAACAAAGTGAGCTTATAGAACAAAGAAAGACGGGTAGTTCACCTAAAAACTTTGAATCCGCAGGTAATGATATACTTGGAGGTGGATTTAACTTAGGTGCATTTGAGCCTAGATAAACACTAATTTTTTATATTTTATATTATGGAACAAGAAATGGAAAACGTTGAAGAAACTCAACAAGCAGAAGAAACTAAATTTGAAACAGCTGATGATAGTTCAGTAATCAAAGTAGACTTAAATAAACCAATAGAAGATGAAAAGCCAGAAGAAGAGCCAACAGCAGAAGCTGAGACTAGCACAACTGACGACGCAGGAGTGGCTGGAAGCGATGAAAGTACCGAGCCCACACAAGAGCAAGAAGAAGTACAACCGCAAGAAGAAGTACAAGGAGATGTACCAGTATTAGAAGAAATAAACGAAGAGCAAGTTGAAGAACAGGTTGAAGAACTTGTAGAGGAAGTTGAAGAAGCTATAGCTGAAGCTCAAGAAACTGGCGAGCCTTTACCAGAAAATATTCAAAAGCTAGTTGACTTCATGAATGAGACTGGTGGAGACTTAGAAGATTATGTGCGATTGAATCAAGATTATTCTGATATGGATAATTTAACAGTATTGCAAGAGTATTATAAAATAACAAAACCTCATCTAGACGCTGAAGAAAGAGCTTTCTTAATGGAAGATACTTTTAAATATGATGAAGAGATAGATGATGACAAAGAAATAAGAAAAAAGAAAATAGCCTTAAAAGAGCAAGTTGCCGAGGCTAAAGCCTACTTAGACGGGCAAAAGTCTAAATATTACGAAGAGATTAAAGCTGGTTCAAAGTTAACTTCTGAACAACAGAAAGCTATGGACTTTTTTAATCGATACAATAAGAAGTCTCAAGAAAATGAGAAGCGTAGTAAAAAAGCTACTGATGTATTTATGCAAAAGACTAACAAAGTCTTTAACGACGATTTCAAAGGTTTTGAATATAAAGTCGGTGATAAAAAATACAGAGTAAACGTTAAAGATGCTGACAAAATAAAAAGCAAGCAAGGCGACATTAATAACTTCATCAAAAAGTTTTTGAATGAGCAAGGTACAATGGAAGACGCTGCTGGTTATCACAAGTCTCTTTACACAGCTATGAATGCTGATGCTATAGCTAAACATTTTTACGATCAAGGTAAAGCTGATGCTGTTAAAGACAGTGTGGCTAAAGCTAAGAACGTAGACATGAATCCTAGACAAGAACATAGAGCTTTTAAACCTCAAGATGGTTTGAAGTTTAAAGTTTTAGGGGATACAAAAAATAGAGACTTTAAATTTAAAAAACGAAAATAAATTACTAACCCATTTAAATTAATATAAAAATGGCAATTACAAGTGCAAATGGTATAGATGCAGCTCCAAGACAAGTGGCGCTAGCAACTAACTATATCGATTTTACAACTGCTGCAACTGAAGGTTGGGCACAGCAGTACTTACCAGACCTTATGGAAAAAGAAGCTGAGGTTTACGGTAAAAGAACAATTTCAGGTTTCTTAGCTCAAGTTGGAGCAGAAGAACCATCAATGAGTGATAGAGTTGTTTGGTCTGAGCAAGGACGTTTACACTTAGCATACACTGCAACATGTGAAGATGCTGTAGGTGGTAACGACGATGCTTCTGA